CAGGTGCGGGGCCTCCCTCCGGGGGGGCCTCGCCCTTCGTGCACCCCGTCGCTGGCGCCCTTAGTGTCAGGGCGCTGACGCGCCACCACGGCCACCGCGACCACCCAACAGGGGGAGAGCCCCCCACCCGCCCTTGGAAGGGGGGAGGGAGTAGTGTGTAAAGCGGGACCTCCCGACCTTGCTACCCATTTTCAAATTACAGCAAGCTCCCTCCAACCCGTGCACCCCCTCTCTGATACCCTCCCCATAGGTGAAACTAGAAGTGCCTGAAATGCCCTCACCCGAAGAACTCTTCGCCACCTTCGTCGTGGCCCGCCTCGACGAGCCCGCCGGTTTCAGGCTCCGACTAGGTGCACCGATCAGCGGCCAGAAGCTCATCATCTACGTCATCGTCTCCAGCGAGGGCATGATGCACAACTTCACCACCGTCCACATGTACCCCAAAGGTCGTCCCAAGAAGCCCACCGTCGAGTGGATGAGGGGCGCTCAAGAGACAGTCGATCGGGCCGCTGAGAAGCTCCGAAAGAAGCTCTGTGCTTTCTACCAGTGACTTTCGCTTTTTCCCTGTAAGTCGTTGATCCCCTAACTGCCCAAAAACGAAAGCCCCTATTTGCTGGACTTTCTTCAAAAACGACCCTTCTCGACCAGTAGGTGGGAAGTTCCCAAACAAAGTTGTTCCCACGGAATAACTACAACAACAACAACGACCTACGACTGGGAACTGAAAAAGTGGGAACCCCTCCTTAGAGGAGAGGGGGACTTCCCACACCCACTTCCCACTTTCCGGAAGGAGTAGAATGAGGGCCATGCGAGCGGTACGAGAGAAGAAGATGGAGCAGATGTTCAAGGCCGTCTGGACCCACCAGACAGACCTCCTGAAGGAAGCCTTCGAAGTCTCCGGGATCATCAACTTCGAGATGGGCACCATCACCGTCACCGAGCGCCGCACCCAGTGTGTCTTTGAGGAGATGGAACGTGGACTGGATCGAGGATGACTCTTCTGTCGACATCATGATCCTCGACGACCCCACCGAAGAGGTGGAGCAGCAAATCGTGAAGAACCTTGGACACTGGGTCGACGAGGTCTATACTCAGCGTACTGAAGAGTGCGAGTTCGAAAAGCATGAGCGACCCCGTTAAGGATCTCATCGAGATAGTCGACGAAGCCATCGAAAAGGCCGTCGAGCAGGAGTCTCCTTTCCTCAGGGCTATCCACAGGGGACCCCGCCTTTTCCGTCCTCCCGGCGACGAGTGCGAGTTCGAAAAGTTCGAGCGGGATGACTGACAAGCTCCCCACCCTCCAAGAGCTGATTACCGACCGAAAGGCCAGGGACCAGCTCACCGACTCTCAGCTTCAGAAGTTCATCGACCAACTCAAGCACATGACCCGGGGCAGAGGCCGTCCGGGCGGCTTCATCGACAACCCCGCCGATCTCGCACTCAAGCTATCTGAAGGACACTGGAAGGAAGCCCAGCACCTTCGCTACCTCTCCGACATGATCGTCAAGTTGGAGAACCGCGAGATCAAGCGCCTCATGGTCTCCCTTCCCCCGCGCCACGGCAAGAGCGTCATCCTCGACATCTGGACTCCCCTCTGGTGGCTCACAAGGCACCCCCGAGATCACGTCGTGCTCGCCTCCTATGGAGAGGTCTTCGCTCGACAGTGGGGAGGAAAGGTCCGGGATCTCGTCATCGAGCATGCCGACTACCTGAACCTCGTCGTCAAGAAAGACATGATGGCTGCCGACGAGTGGGGCCTCACAGCTGGTGGGGGCATGATCTCCACCGGAGCCCACGGTGCCATCACCGGACGTGGCGCGAACCTCCTCCTCATCGACGACCCCATCAAGAACGACGAGGAGGCCAACTCCCAGACCCAGCGGGACAAGATCTGGGACTGGTGGCAAGCCACTTCCCAGACCCGTCTCGAACCAAACGCTGTCGTGGTCTTGGTTGCAACACGCTGGCACGAAGACGACCTCCTCGGCAGGATCGAGAAGGACGAGGCAACCCAACAGGACTGGACGATCGTCAAGATCCCAGCTCTCGCCGAAGAGGGCGATGTTCTCGGTAGAGCCGAAGGGGATCCTCTCTGGCCCACACGCTTCTATGATGATCCGCTCTACGAAGCCAAGCAGCGCGGTCTCTCTCCCTACTGGTGGTCCGCTCTCTACCAGCAGCGGCCCACTCCCCCGGGTGGCGGGCTCATCATGCGGGACTGGTGGGAGTTCTACCAGAAGCTCCCCTCCGAGTGCGAGCAGTGGATCCAGTCCTGGGACATGGCCCTGAAGGACACCGAGACCTCCGACTACACCGTAGGCCAAGTCTGGGCTCGCAAGGGCGCGACCCTCTACCTTATTGATCAGGTCCGAGGGCATTTCAACCTCCACGAGGTCGCCGACCAGATGAGGATGTTCGCCTCGATGTACCCTCGGGCCAGGGCCAAGGTCATCGAAGACTCCGCGATGGGACCCTCGATCAAGCAGACCCTCCAACATGAGGTCCCCGGGATCATCCCCATCAAGCCAGTGGGCTCCAAGTTCTCCCGTGTGCAGGCGGCGATTCCCTTCCTCCGGGGTGGCAACGTCTGCCTTCCTGAGCAGGCCGATGGCTCCAAGAAGCGGTGGGTCTGGGAGTTCATCGAGGAGCATGCTGCCTTCGACAAGGGTCGGTATGACGATCAGGTCGACGCCTTCTCCCAAGCCTGCTTCTTCCTCATGCCGGGAGGCTGGAGATTCGAGGAAGACGAGAAGCGGCGACACACCTCCGAAGACAGGGTCTCAACGCCCCGAGAGTCCCAGCGTCAGTGGTTCTCCGAGAAGTTCGTCTCGACCGGCAAGCAAAAGTCAGACAAGGCTTTCGGAGACAGGCCGTATCGACCCCAGATGTGGTAGCCTTGGCCTCAGTGAGCTGGATCTAAATCTGAGGAGCAGAGTGATGGCCAAGGAATCCAAGCAGGACGTCATTGATCGTTGTGTCGGTGGCAAGGAGGAGACCTCGTTCCACCGGGGACAGCGCGAACTGGCCGAGAAGAAAACTGCTGTCGAGAAGGCCGAGAAGAAGGCAGCCAAAGAAGCCGCTGCGTAGAAGGCCATGTTCGGGAAGCGAGCCCTTGATCAGGCTCTGACGATAGCTCTCGCCCAGAACTCTGATCTGAAGCAGCAACTTCAGGAAAGAGACAATCGGATCGAGAAGCTCCTCGATCGCATCATGGCCCTCACCAATGTGGGCGCATTCAGGGAAGTGCATCGGCCACTTCCGAAGGGATCGGAGCCGCCCGCCGAAGATCAAGCCAAGGAGCCAAGGGTCAACCGCTTTCCCGGTAATGAAGCGCTGGCCCCGCCGACCCGCCCCCCTACGGCTCCGACTCCCTTCATTCATAAGCCCCGCACTGTGAAGGTAACTTCAGCTCCCAAGGAAGCCAGCTGATGAGCGCTACTGAGAAGCAGACGTGGCATCGGTTCCCAGACTCTGAGGCTGATCCAGCCGAGATCACGACCTTCCGTGATCGGCACTTCGCCGAATACTTCACCTACCGCGATCGGCACATGCAGAGGATCGTTCGCAACCTCTACTACGACATCGGGCGGCAGTGGATCGAGCTACACAACGACGTCCTTGTCGAGGGCGCTCGTGGCTATGCCTACCGGGAGATGCAGCACAACGTCGATGTCGAGACGCCACGTCCCGTCACCAACATCATCTCCCCAGCGATCGACGTCGAGTTTGCCACTCTCGCCAAGCGCCAGTGGCTCCCGAAGATCCCGACCTACTCAAGAAATCCCAGGATCGAAGCAGGAGCCAAGGTAGCTCATTCGATTCTCACCGACCGACTGAAGAAGCTCGAATGGGATTCCCAGCGAGACACCTTCATCCGCAACATGATCACGATGGGCACCGCAACCTTCCACTCGTTCTGGGACCAGTCGCACTTCGACATGGTGTGGCAGGCCGTCTCCGATCCCCAGAAGTGCCCCCAGTGCGAAGCCCTCTATGCTGACCCGGAAGTTCCCATCGGCTTCATGGCGATGCGCAACGCCAACCCCCAGACTCGCTACCAAGACATGGAGGGCCTCGACGACGTCGACATGGACGACAAGGTCACGCTGAAGCACTGCCCTGAGTGCAACGGCAGCGACGAGCTTCAGAAGGTAGACCTCTCCCCAGATCAGTCCCGACAGGATGACGCTTTCGGAAGACCGCTTGGCGGCAACGTGCCGAAGGGCAACACGAACCTTGAGATCCTCACGCCCTTCGAATACTACCCACAGAATGCGGGCATCTTCGTAGACCCGCTCACAGTGAGGCAGCATGGGATCCAGAAAGTTCGTTCCCTGGATTGGGTCGAAGAGCACTGGCCCGACATCATCGACAAGGTCAACCCAGAAGACCCCGTGGACCTTCTCCGGGAACATCCCCTCCTCGGAGAATGGGACATTATTGGACGATTCGATCATGCCCTCGATGCCGGGATATTTGACCACCACGTCCGAGTTTATGAACTGGTGGCGGAACCGTCACATCGGTTCCCTCGTGGACGGCTGATCCGGATCGTCGGCAAGCAGCAAGCTCTCATCGTCGAAGACCGCGACCTCGTCGAGGACATGACCGACGAGCAAGGCAAGAAGGTCGCGCAGACGCCCCTCGTGAAGTTCGCCTCAGCCCGCTGGAAGATCCGTCAGGGCGAGTTCTGGGGCAAGGGACTTCCCGACGACATCATCTCCCCGCAGAACCGAATCAACGGGATGGACTCCCAGATCATCGACGCCCGCGAGCGCATGGGCTCGCCCAACCTGCTGATGCCGGAAGACTCGGACCTCAAGGGACCGGAGTATCGCTCTGGCTACGGCTCCGCGAAGCTCTTCAAGTACCGCCTCTCGGCGCTCAACCCCAGTGCCAAGCCTGAGGTCTTCGGTTCGATCCTCATGCCGCAAGGCGTGAACGTCGAGCGCGACCAGATGATGGGCGACGTCACCAAGATCATCGGCCCTGCCGACATCGAGATCGGTGAGGCTCCCAGGAACGTCACCACAACCTCTGGGCTGCAGATTCTTGGAGAGCAAGCTGAGCGTAGACGCGGGACCCGGGAGCGGGGGATCACCCAAGCCTTCCAGACGATCTGGGAACACCAGCTCCAGATGCTCTGGGTCCTCAGAGAGGAAGTCGATGAGTACGACGAGGAGACCCCAGACGGTCTCTGGGAGGTGAAGCAGTTCACCCGCGACAAGATCGAGGGCCACACGAAGGTCGAAGTCGAGAGGCAGGCTTTCATCGACCGCTCGATCGCAGTCCGTGAGGCAACACGCGAGGCGATCACTGATGGTCTGGTGGACATTTCAGATCCTCTCGTCAGGAAGAAGGCTACCGAGCTGATGGGCCTTCCGAATGACCTGAACGAGAAGCAGAACATTCAGATCGACCACGCGAAGAGGGTGTGGGTGGACTTCGTGGACGACGGCATCCTTCATCCTATCGACGGCACGCTCGACGACCCCTTCTTGAATTCCCAGGTGCTTGGCACCTACATGAAGCAGGACGAGGGACAGGCGCTGGCCAAGGCTGCAGGGTGGCCGATCCTTGGTCCGCTCCTGGCCGGGTGGCAGGAGGAGTTCCAAGCCGCTTCCGCACACGACCAGAAAGTCCGGATGGAATACGGCGGGGAGCCACCGCCCGATGAAGCGAAGGAGATGTTCGCTCAGAAGCAGATCGAGTACACCCAAGCCATAGAGAAGTTCGAACAGGCTAGCTCCGGTGCGCTGGGTCCATTGGCGCAGGAAGCGATCATGCAGCAGCCTCCTCCCGAGAAGCCGTTGGAGCCTGTCTTCCTTCCGCGCCAGATCGAGGAGCGCATCTTCATCGTCTGGCAGAACATGCTGCAGAACAAGATCGACATGGAGAAGCTCCACGGGATGCTCGCGTCTCAGTCCATGGCTCCACTCAGTGATGTTGCACAGAACGTCGAGCGGTTCCTGAGGTTCAGAGCGATCATCGAGGGCTACGCCATGATGGCTGGTCCTGCTGCTCCTGCTCCTGGCGGAACTCCCCCTGCAGGTGGGGGCGAGCCTCCGCAGACTCCCGGTGGGGTAGACGGTGGGCCTCCTGTTGGAGCTGAACCACTTCCACCCGACTCACCACCCGTTCCACCCGCACCGTAGGAGGACGAGATGCCGATCGACCAATATCAGACAGGCCGTTACGTTCCCCCGACCGAGGGAGATCAGTCTCGTGGGACTCGGCGTCCAGCTCCTCGACGTGGACGCAGGTTCACTGCTCGGCGAGCCAATCCCTACAAGGGTGGCGCTCGGAGCGGGAGGATCTCCTACAACAAGGGCCGTACTGTAGGAGCTTCAGAGCAAGCTGACGCCATCTCGACGGCGAAGCCCACCACAAAGCGCACTGTGAGGCGTGGTGGATCTTCACGGGGTGATCAGGCCCAGACCGGCGGGAACATGCCGGACCCGCGAAGAGGTTAACGATGCCCAAGGCCAAGGACACGTATGGTGGCTCCAACAGGTCTGCCATGTCTGCTCGTGAGCAGCTGCGTGGGTTGGAGAATGCAGAGCCACCCGAGTCGGCGGACGACCTCGACCGCATGAAGAAGAGGACAAAGAAGCGTGCCTCTCGACGCTGACAAGAAACCGATCCGCTGTAGTCACCAAGACTACGAGCCAGTGATTGCAGATGGCTACGCCTACGTCTGCAACGACTGTGGCCTGAAGTTCAAGTACGAACCTCATCAGGTGAGCCGAAGCGGACGCCAACGGTCGCAGCGAATGCCCCGAAGGAGACAGTGATGCCTGCAGGAAAGAACTTCCCAGTCTGGACCGACCAGAATGAGCCCAAGGGCGACGATCCCATCAGGCGTGAGCCCTATCTCTGGCAGCACCCATCGGCGGGACCGATTCTTGTCGATCCCAGAGGGGGAATGAGTCAGGTCTCACAGGAGTGGTTCGACGCGAATTCCTTCAGCGCACCTGTTGCTGAAGAGCAGGCAGAGGCTGTTGCCGGCGCGACTGTCGCTGATCCACAGCCAGCAGGTCAGCTTGGAACTGGAGTCACGGCCTCTGAGACCAACACGGTTGCTCCCATCCGCGAGACCCTGACTGAGAAGAACGAGCGGGAGCAGCGCGAGGCAGCTGCCAAGGGTGTAGCCACCGCTCAGTATCAGGAGCGGGTCGCTGGAGAAGGAGTCCTCGGCGGGCTCTCGATCGGAGACCGGGCGACTGTCCAGCAGATGATTGCTGAGGGACTTGCCGAGACTGAGGAAGAGGCTGCTGCTCTGATCCTTGCGGAACGGGAGAAGCAGAGCCTTGGGGCTGCTCAGCAGGAGGAAGCTCTCTCTACTCAGGACGCTGGGACCAGAGGAGTTCCCAGCCCGTGAAGCTCCTGATCTGCCCGCACTGTCACTCCAAGACGATCGGGCCAGACAACCGACCAGTGACCATGGGGAGGTGGCACGGCACGAGCAACCACCCCCTCGTTTACAAGTGCCACAACTGCACTTCATCTTTCAAACTCACGGCCTCAGCGTTCAACGGTCTACCCGAGATCTCTGAGGCTGGACCTTCGACACAACCTGCTGTAGATTAGGACGGAACTCACAGGGACTACCCCTACGAGGTAAACCATGCCTGTAGAAGCAGAAGCCACACTGGATCCTCCCGAGACAGACGAGACGCCCCCTGAGGGTGATACTCAAACTGTTGCTGATGGAGGCACCCCGCCGACCGTTGACGACGGCGAGGAAGGTTCTCAGTCAACCACCAAAGAAGCAGACTCTTCGGATGAAGGCGACACAACCACCAAGGAAGACGACACCGGAGAAGGGGACGAAGGCGAAGGAACTACTTCCGAGAAGAAGAGTGCCTATGCCGACCTGCTAGCGAAGTACGACAACGACCCGGAGAAGCTCGCCGAAGGCGTGTGGAACCAGTCGAAGTCGCTTTCGGAGATGAACAAGAGGCTCAAGAGCATCGAGGGCAATCTCCAGCAGGCTATGGCTCCCCCACCTGTCGACATACAGGCTCTCGTCGATGACGATCCTTATGTCAAAGAGGCTGCTGCTAATCTGCGCTCTACCGATGCGGAAGTGAAGGCTGCCGAGCAGGAACAGATCCAGATCGTTGCTCGACACGGCAAGGCCGAGAAACTGGTTGCCCGACTTGAAGGCAAGCTGGAATCTGCGGCTCCGGAAGACAAGGACGACATCAAGGATGATCTTCGGGAAGCGAAGGCAGACAAGAGCGAAGCTGCCCGCGACTACAAGGATTCGAAGCGGAAGATCGCTGAGTCCAAGAAGGAACTCCGAGGATACGCCAAGGATTTTCGGGAAGCTGAGGCCAACGCCAAGCAGAGAGTGGAGCGCTCACAGCAACAGACTCAGACAAAGAAGGAACGACAGCTCGAACTTCGCGCCGAGTTCACAGAAGCGGTTGCCAAGGAGGCCGAGAAGTTTGGCATCCCGACTGACAGCCAGACCTTCAAGGTTCTTCACCAGAGCATCAGAGATCGCGTCACAGGGTTCCTCCGGACGTTGCCCAAGGGTTCGCCGGGGATCAACACTGAAGAGGCGGTCGAGGTTCTCATGGAGGAGTACGTTGAGGCGATGGGCCTGAAGTCGAGGTTCCAGCGGTCTTCAACAGCGAAGAGAGAGACCACGAAGACCACCAAGAAGGGTTCGGGGATTGTCGCGCCTGATCTGTCTGGGGACAAGAAGGGTCCATGGACAGCAGACTACGTTCGCCAAAGAGCGGCTCAGCTGTTGCCCTAAGATCCGACGAGGATCCAAATGGCTGGTGAGTTCCAAAATCTCGGGGTGGCCATCAAGGTCATCTATCCGTCGAAGGCGCTGGAGCCGATGATCAACGAGGAGGCCCCCTTCAGGGCCAAGCTCTCGAAGTCCGTCCCTGCGGGGTCGAAGGCTTCTGAGGGTGACCTCAAGTTCAACGGTGTCCTGGCGCTCCCCCAGAACGTCGGTCAGATCGTCGATGCTGGCGACCTTCAGGACGCTGCAGAGCGTTCCGAGGTTCAGTTCAATCTGAAGCCGACCATCTTCCAGGCCACCATGAACATCGGGTGGCTGACCCGCAAGGCTGCCAACACTGGCAAGTCGGCCTTCAACGGTGGTGAGGTTCGGCGTCGAACCGAGGAGACGGTTTCCAACCTCGGCAAGTACATCGAGTCCACCTACGTCGCTACCGTCGACGGCATCCGTGGGTATGTCGAGTCCAGCGGTGCGGGCGGGATCGTCCTCAAGGACCCGGAGACCGTCAAGCTGCTTCGCCAGGGGATGAAGATCTCCGTCCGCGACAGTGGTACTCCGACGTCGGCGCGGGCCACGCTCGATGCTGTGAGGGTCGCTTCGGTCAACTCGCAGACCAACACGATCACCGTCACGGGCACCCCGACCTACACCAACGCGGTTCTCGATGACCCCATCTACGTGGTCGTCGGTGTGGCTGCGAACTACGCCCTGACCAACGTCTTCGCCGAGAGCCTGCGTGGGCTGATCGACGACGGCACCTACAAGACCACCATCCACGGCGTGGATCGGACCGCTGTCGGCAACGAGCGACTCAACTCGACCGTCAACGACAACGGTGGGTCTCTTCGGAATCTGACCGAGCAGATGCTCATCCGGACCTGTCACGAGGTTCGGGAGAACGTCGGGAAGCGTGTCACCGACATGTGGACCGGCCCGGGTCAGATGGAGAAGTACATCGAGTTCGTGGCTCCCGAGCGGCGACGTGCCGTACAGGGTGGGACCTACGACAAGTCCACTGGGTACAAGGACGGCGAGCTGGTGCACTACGCACCGGGGACCGCCCTGAAGCTCAACATGTCGTTCGACGTCATCCCCCGGGAGCTGTTCCTGCTGTGCTGGGACACCTTCTTCCACTACGTCTCGCAGGAGATGCAGTGGGTCGATGACGACAGCATGCTGCACCTTGCCATCGGTGCCAACAACTCGTCCTACCGTGCGCGGTGGGATGCGTTCATGGCCTCGATGGAGAACATCGGGAACGACATGCCATCGGCCAATGCCGTGATTCGAGATCTCAAGGATCCTGTTCTCGGCGATCTCTAGGTTCAACCCAATAGGGGGCGGGCAACCGCCCCCTCGTACATCTTCATGGTGGAGGAGGAGAAGATGAGCAGCGGAAGAGGCATTCCACGCAGGGCGATCGACGACGATGCGATCAGTCCCGCAAAGGTTCTGGCAGGACTCAAGGACGGATCATGGCTGCATCAGGCGTGGCCATCGGAGAACCCACTCGTCACAGACGTGGGCGGTAACGCTCCCGCGACGGGTGCGACAGGCGATTTCAACTTCATCCACTTCGGTGGTGGGCTCGTTGGGAATCAGGCGTCCTATCACATCAAGGGCGCGGGTCAGACGATTCTCAACCCGACGGTGGTGGCCGCGACCGGCTTGCTGAGTGCAGGACTGGACGTGGTGGCTGCCGAAGGCGTCGAGTACATCTTCGGTGGTCTCCAGACAGACGTGAACCCACTTGGTGGTTCTCCTCTCGGTACGAGGGGCAATCATTTCATCCGGCACAAGTTCCAGCTGGGTGACGCTTCGGAAGCAGCGGAGTGCGCGATCGGGTTCCGTGGTGCTGAAGCAGCTGAAGCCAACCTCGACGACTACACCGACTTGGCCTGCCTCAACATCCAGGCTGGGGTGGTGAATGTCGAGACGATCGTCGGCGGTGCTGCCACAGTGACGACCCCGATTCCGGGGATCAGTGCTGTAGCAGATGACGACGTCCTCACCTGTGAAGTGCAGACGAAGGGGGCGCATCCCATCTTCATCTTCACGAACCACACCCAGAACGAGTCGGCGCAGTTCGAAGTCCCTGTCGCAGAGGATCTGGCCAATGACTACGTCCCGTTTGCCTTCTTCCTTCAGGGAGCGGCGGGGTGCCTGTGGCCTTGGCATGCGATCACCTGCGGAGACGTGGCTGACGACAACGAGTCTCTGCAGTTCTAGGAGACCTCTCTTGGAGCTTGCTGACTGGAGTGCCGGGGTTGCACCGGATGCGCTAAAGCCTGTCCTGCGCAGCCCCGGCGACGTTGAATCCGTCTTCACAAAGCGGCGGGATTCCTTCCACACCGCTCCCGGCTTCCGAGAGGTCGCCGTCGAGTACACCTGCATCCCGGACTCGATGTACCCATGGGATCCCTTCATCATGAAGGAGATCAACCGCATCGCCCCGGACGCTGTTCCAATGTGGGTGCGGTGGGCATTCCGTTCCCCAGAGGAGTACGAAGACGTTGGGACTGTCGTCTATGGACGGCATGCTCTGGGTAGACACGTCGAGCACTTGGCGTCGGACATCGACCAGTTTCAGTGCCCGATGCCTGACGGGGTTACCTTCAAGAAGCCCAACCGGGTCTGGTTCATCCACGAAGGTCCAAGGCCAACAGAGAAGTACGTGGACTTGCCGGGAGACTACCTCCCGTTCGATCACTCGATCTACGCGAAGGCCGTCGAGATGGCGGAAGGCTTCAAGATGAGCCTCAAGGAGTACAAGAAGGAACTCTTTGATCAGTTCGTCCATGCGGCAGATCGGGCCAAGACGAAGAGACGTCTGGCGATCGCGGACGACATGGAGCAGCGTTCGAAGGACTGGCACAAGTACGCAGACAAGATCATCGAGCGCATCTCCGACGTCGAGATCGACGAGTACAACCGAAGCATCGGACAGAGACGATAGGGGCCTACCCCCGAGGAGTCATGATGGCGACAAGCGCAATTCCAAAGACCGCACTTCCCAGCTTCGTGAACAAGCCCGAAGAGTACGGGCTCTACAACCCCTCCGAGCAGTGGGTCGATCTGCAGTGGGGTGGAAGGTCGATGAGACTTCCTGGGTGCAAGGACATCTCGCACACGCCCTGCCACTTCGACGATCAGGCCAAGACACCTATTCCTGGGACGCTGATCATCAAGGATGGGTACACTGCTGGCCTCGACGGCCTGATCCCGCAGCAGGGGTCACCCTACAACTGGAAGGCATCGTCTGCCATCCGGATGATGCTGGGCATCGACATCGAGACGGGCATCGCCCACTCGACGAAGGCCGGACGAGGGATCACCTTCATCCCGCCGGTCCTCGATCAGAACACCTTCGCTGCTGTGCAGGCTGACGCCTCCGAGCGGTTCGTCACTCACGAGATCGCTTGGGCCGAGGGTGAGGTCGCAGCCAGGAAGCAGTCGATCGAGCGTCACGAGCGTGCAGGAGAGGCCGCTCCTCCCCCGGATCAGGGCTATCACAAGGCGATCGTGATCCTGGCCAAGGCCGGGGCGGGAAGAGAAGTCCCTTCGGAGCCCGAGGTCACCGAAGAGGATGTGAAGGAGATCGCCGGGATCGAGGCGCTTGCTCTGGAGATGGCATCCGAGATCGCCAAGGGCAAGGCGGTCGATGAGAACGAACTGGCCGAATCCCTGTTGAAGAAGCCTGCGGTGCGGAAGCATCTCCAGAAGCAGTTCAGCATCCGCAAGCGGGGTCATCAGGAAGAGAAGGTGGAGTAACTCCCAATGCCCTACGCCAATGTGCTGGAGATCGTCGATGATCTAGCGTCCTACGCAGACGAGACCGATGCGACGACGTACACGGTTCCTCCGTCCCGGCAGCGGCGGCTTGGGCACTACGTGCAGCGTGCTATGGACGAGATCTGGGGCTACCGGCCCTGGAGCTTCAAGTATGCGCTGCACGGTCCCTTCACCTTTTCGAACGGGTTTGCAACCCTTCCAGACAACTTCGCCAACATCGGCGACAACGGGATGCTCTGGAACGACGGGGACAATTCCAAGGCCCCGTGGGCTGAGGTCGCCATGCAAGACATGGTGGCCTTGAGAGCAGCTGGCAGGCAGACAGAGAAGAAGTGGTTCACGGTTGGGCTACTCGATCAGGCTGCTACAGCTACTGCCCAGTTCACACGGCAGCTCTGGATCCCAAAGAACGATGTCAGCTTCGGATCGTTCATGCTCTTCTTTGAGTTGAACCCCAGGATGTTCGACCTCACAGATCTGGCCAACGAGGAGGTTCCCCTTCCTGAGCTGTTCCACAACGTGCTCTTCGCAGGTGCGCTCGCCAAGCTCCAGCAGGCGAAGGGTGATCCTCAGCCTATCTGGCGGGCTGAGTACGTGGCGCTTCTCGCCAAGGTCACGGCAAACTTCCACATCCAGTCTGGGCAGATGGAGCAGCTGCCCAACACGGTCGGTGGTCAATGGTAGGAGAAGGAAGATGAAGGCAGTCTACAGTCCGTGTGTCGATCCGCTGGAGTACATGTACAACTCGAAGAAGAAGAGCCTCCCTCCGAGAGAGATGGTCGTTCTCGACGATGCAGAGGCACGCTACCTCATCAGGAAGTTCGAGAAGTTTGGGGTCAGGTTCCTCAAGACCGTGAAGAAGGGCAACAAGCTGGTTGCCGACGAGGGTGCCTTCAAGGCTGCTGGAGAGCAGTGGGAGAAGGGCAACAAGGCTTGGGCTGAGGAAACGGTCACCGATTTCCACAAGGCAACCAAGGATCAGCGTGAAGCTGGGGTCAAGGTAGATGAACCAGTGAGAGTGCAGGTAGCGAAGAAGATCTTGAAGATCGCCGTCATCGCATGTGCTCTGCTTCTACCTGCAGCAAGCTGGGCACAGGACACCGGCCAACATAAAGCAGCCAACTTCACCTACAAGTACGACGTGGCCTCGGCGACGATCACCTACTGTGCGACCGAAGGAGCGAATGGAGATCCGTTCGCTCAGCCCTACGACGGCCCCGGGCAGATCGAGACCGTTGGAGACTCGGTCACGATTACTGGAGCCAACCTTGCTGAGGATGTCTTTCTAGGCGTTGACCTCGGGGATGTGATCTTCATCCGAAGGCAGAACGGGACTACTGAAGATCGAGTGGTGGTGACCAACGCCGACAACGACACCATCACAGTGGACACCAGCATCGACCTGTCCAGCGGTGTGGTCTGGAGCTACAGGAAGCTCATCTGTGGGACGACCGTCAACGACGGCTGGATCAACACAGCAGGCTACTCCATTGTTCAGATGGGGATTCAGTACGACGCAGGAGACGTGACTACTCTTGCTGCGACGATGGAGTGCAAGGGTGGTGGCCTGGGAGCAGCCCCAAACCGGGTCTACCCTGGGATCTCCTCAGACTGTGGCGACGGCACCTTGGTCGGAACGACTTGCGAGTTCGCCAACACTGGAGACGTCCTGTCGTTCAAGATCGCCCACAACGCTTTCACTGCTTGCAGGATTGGAGTGGCGTGGGTCACTGCGGATGGTGGGACTCGGGACGAGATCACAGCACTGATCGACGTCGGGAGATAGCCAATGCGGCGCTCGGTTCTTCTCGTGCTGCTCATCGCAGCGACTGCGATCGGTCAAGAAGCAGACATAGATAGTGACAGGGTCTACCCATCCGAGGATGGGATTGGCGTTGTAGGGATCACTCCAGAGCCTGCCACACCTGTCATTCTCCAGTCTGCTGTCAACTACTGGAAGATGAACGAGTCAGGAACCGACGATCGGGTGGACTCCATCGGGACGAACGATCTGACCGCCAACGAGGCGATCACCACCACGACAGGGAAGAACAACACCGCAGCCAACTTCGATTCCGCCACGCACTCTCTCATCGACACGTCTTGGACGGCGTCAGGGTGGACCGGCTTCACCCTCTCGATTTGGCTCAAGCGTCAGGCGAACCCCAGCCTCAACGCCTGGGCGGTGGTGGAGAACGTCGCGGCTAATCCTGGGTGGGCGACCTACACCCTCACCAATGGTCGGCAGTTGTTCATCATTCGGAATCAGGCGCTTTCCACCCTAACCGCACTCACCGCAGGAGACATCGGAACCGATTCGGGGTGGGTCCACGTCTGTGGTACGTGGGAGGCCGACGACAACGCCCGAATCTACATCGACGGGACTCTGACCCAAACCTCTGGCGGCACGATGGACGGGACGGTTCGAGACGTCGGGGTGGGCATCAAGTTCGGGTCAGCGCAGGCTGGCGGCAACCCGTGGTCGGGCACGAACGAGGGCTACATCGACGAGGTCGCCATCTTCGACACCAACATCGGTCAGGCGGGATGCAGCGACATTTACGACGCGGGAGCCGGGAAGTTCTGGCCCTAAGGAGATGAGATGAGGAAGCTACTCTTTGCGCTGTTTCTGAGCAGCACACTGGCGTTTGGTCAGTCCTACCCCCCTGACTCTACGAAGGACGTTGCTGTCGGATTCGGGTCAGGGTTGCTGACGAACGTCTGCATCGAGGCAGATCAGACCCTCACGACCACAGGGACAATCGAAGAGGTCTTGGCAACCTGCACGATCCCTGCGAACACCTTCCCTGCGAGCTTCGCAGGGGTGGAGATCATCGCAACCTACATCGGGGCTGCGAACGCCAACTCCAAGACGATGAACGTCCGCGTCGATGGGATCGCTGGGACGATTGTTCTAGAGGTCACAGGCGACACAGACAGCGCCGACACCTACGAGTTGAGTGGCTTCATGACGGTCGGCAGCGGGGGCTCTGGCAACCTCAGCGGGTCGGGGACGACTACTCAAGGCACGGGTGCTAGCACAAACGAGCGGATGAGGGTCACTGGGCTGACCTTCTCCTCGGCGATCGACGTGGTCTTCACAGGGCTCACCGCGACCTCGTCGGGGGACGTCACCCTCACGAGCTACATGGTGCGTCTGATGACCGGGGTCACTGGGGACTCTGGTGGGCATTGGAACGGTGGAGTCTTCGACAATCCTGCTCTTGGCCCTGCGGGAGTTGTGGGAGCGCCGGGATACGCTTTCAGTGCACAGCCAACCACAGGCATGTTCAAGCTACTCGACGACTATCTGAGCTTCTCGTCTGATGGGCTGGAGATGCTCCGCTTCCGCAACCAAGCGACTGTCCAGGGGCTGTTCACAATTACCGGGGGCACCACAGGCAACGAGACGCACACGATCTCAGGAAGCACAACAGGATCCTTCTCCCTCACGACACAGCATGTGGCGTCGAGCAACAGGGCTCAGATCATCACGTCCAGCCAAAGCACCTCGAACACGATGGAGTTTCGAGCTAGTCAAGCCGGGACGAATCCAACAGGTCTGTTCATCCAGGCCAACTCCCCAGAGCAAGCGCGCCTTGATGTGAATGGCTTGGGAAGGTTCGGGGCCTTCGACACCTACGTCGAGACGCTTGGTGTCCCTCATCGAATTGACGACGGGACCGTCACTGCCCCGGGTCTCGCCATCTCAAGCGACCTAGATCATGGGATCTGGCACACCGGCACGTCCACGTACCTCTCTGGGCTGGACACGACTCAGAACGACAGTGCCTATGTGCTGGTGGATGGTGACGGGAACTTCGCTCGGCTCGGCATGGAGACTCCCGGGGGCACTGGCATTGTTAGCTCGCTGGCTGGAAGTATCACCCTGGCGACCGGCCCTGCTGCTGCTGGCATCACAAGGGTCACGGTGGACAGCACCAACGTCACTTCGACGCTGCCGTCCCTGTGGCCGAACGCTGGCTACTGCTTCACGACCGACAACGACGCCTGCCTTCAGTTGCTCGGTGTGAACAACTTGCGGCTCACCAACGCGACCTCGGACCCGGAAGACCTCATCCAGATCAACACGACCGCGATCACCATCGAGGCGGGCGAGGACGACAACTCCGACTACTCGACCATCACCGTGACTGAGGGCGTCAGCATCAACCTCGATGTGGAAGACAACCAAGGAACCGGAACGAATGCGGACCTAACCCTCTCTGCGGCGGCTGACCAGTTCAGGGTGGACGTCAACGACCAGACCAATGACGTGGTCCTCGATGCAACTCCGACGGCGATCATCGAGAGCTTCGACACGACGATCGACCGGGTCTTCCGTCCGCGAGCGCCTGTGGCCCTCACTACTGCTGTAGCCACACCAGTCGTGCAGGTTGGTGTCACAGCAGGGAACGCGGTTGGCTTCACTGTCAACTGGACTGTTCAAGCCGACGATGCCACCGACTTCCAGAGTCGCAGGGGTAGCACCTACGTCGCCGCCGTGAACAAGGCGACAGTCGAGACCTGCACTGTGGGAGACATCGGAACACCGATCGTTGCTGTGTCGGCGGGAACGCTCACGGTGACTACATCCTGCGACACGACTCCGGTGAATGCAGTGGACTTCGAGATCGACGCAGTCAGCAGTCTCACAGAGACGACCCTTGAGGTCTTCTACAGTGTCGTCAAGGACGACGGCTTCGGTAGTCTTACAGGACAATAGGAGATCGAGGAATGCAACATCGTCACGCACACCGAGCCGAAGAGTCTGGGGACTTCACCCGTGCCCGTCATGGGATGGACCCCACCCTGAAGAAGGTTCTCTTCGGTGGAGTAGCTCTTCTCCTGTCTGTTCTAGGAGTTCTCCTTGGATACGATCGTGATGGAATCAAGACGAGCGCCGAGGCCGGGGAGAAGGTTTCCATCGAGAACCGGGCTGAGATTGGTCTCGTGAAGAACGATCTGGATCATGTGAAGGCAGACGTCGAGGATCTGAAGTCGGGCCAAGCGACTATCGTCGAGGGTCAGAACAAGATCCTAGAGACGCTCTATACCCTGCCCAGCAGGAGACGTCAGCAGGAGAGACCAGTCGTCGAGTTGACGCCTTCAACGCCGCCTGAGTAAGGAGATCGCATGACCGAGTTTCCGACAGGTCTAGCTGAGATCAAAGCGGTCTACGGAGACCCGACCACCTACATTCAAGATGGAGGGTTGGTCAAGCCGGAGTGGGAAGGTCATACTCTCGGCATGCTGCACCTACCGGCACCGCTGCCGCTTGGGTGGGACCACTCGATCGCGGTGTCGAGGGTGCGGATTCACTACAAGCTGATGGAGTCGCTTGGGAAGGTGTTCGACAAGATCAAGGCCGATGGGAACTGGAATCGGATCGCGTCCTTCGACGGCACCTACGTGTGGAGAGCGAAGCGTGCTGCACACAAGCTCTCGACCCACTCGTGGGGGATTGCTATCGACCTGAACGCATCGACGAACCAGCTGGGGGAGATCGGCGATATGCCCCCGGAGATCATCGCGCCCTTCGTTGATGAGGGCTGGGAGTGGGGCGGAAACTGGGAGCGCAAGGACTGCATGCACTTCCAGGCTTGCCACGGGTACTAGAAGATGCCCTTCAGGGGATCAGAGAAGCCAGCGCAACGCGCCAGCACAGCCACGCACCAGAAGCGGAACGAGGCTGCTGGGGGTCGCGGGCGTGGGCCTGCCTACCGGGGCGCTCGTGGTGGGGGTGACGTTCGTGGTGGGATGGCTGCCTACCAGCATGGGGTGCGGAACCGTCAGGGCACAGGCCCGAGGCTTCTCAACAACCAGGGCCAGCAGATCAGGGGAACTGGGGCCTCTGCCAACCAGGGCACTCCTTGGGGTGGGGGCAAGCGTCGGCCCTCTGAAGCGTTCGACTTCGAATCCGAGAATGAGGGCTTCTTCTCTGACGTGCTGCAGAAGCGCTTCGGGGGTGACTCCTCGATGCGTGATCGCCTCATCGGGATGTTCGATTCGAGTGATCCGATGGCAGCGGTCAACAGGTTCAACGAGTGGTCGGGGAACACAGGAGAGGTCTTCAATCCGGGAGATGCTGCCCGAGCAGAGACCGGGGTGTGGCGCAACGCTGCTGGGCAGAACATGTTTGATAAGCGTCACCAGACAGCAGAGCAGCAGGCTGAGGCGTTGGAGGAGTTCAACATTCTGAGAGGGTTCATCTGATGCTTCCTTCGGGAGCAGACCCACACGCCCGAGCGTTCCGAGGTGCCGACTATGGTGCGAAGGAACAGATGCAGGCGATCTCTTCAGCCACGGATGCTCCGCAGGCCGCAACACAGCCTGCTTCCAACGACACAGGGGGACATTGGAGAGGGAAGCTCCCAGGCGGGGTAGACGAGTCTTGGGTACGGCGTGCTGTGTCGTTGCTCGGTCAGGACAAGGTCGGATCGTTCGATGACCTCGCTGACCCAGAGCATCGAGCGTGGCTGCGCCGAAAGATGAACAAGGCAAAAGGTCAGCAGAAGGCTGCACCCGTTGGGGAGGTGGTAGATGAAGAGGTCGCGGAAGAGACGGGACCTGAGGAAGAAGCTCCTCCGCAGACGAAAGAACGACGTGCAGTTATCCCCTCCGGACGCATCCCTTCGCGGAGCATTCCACGGCCCACAACCGGAATCCCTGGGCCGGGAGGATGGGTCCCAGCAGGAGACGACCTCTGGTGGCCACCGTACCCAACGACAGCTGGGCCTATGGCCCGGCCTGAGCTGACCACGGGTATCGAGACTGGACTGAAGAGGACACTTTCAGCTGGGGATCAGTCAGATGCCTTGGAACGAGGCTTTCTAACGAATCGAGTGTGAATCATGAGTGGTCGAACGAAGGACGTTGTCTGGGTCTACATGCTGATCCTCACAGTGGTAGTTGCTGTATGGGCTGCTTGTGGGAGCGACAAGCCTACGACTCCAGAGTTCGTACCGACGATCCTTGACGTTCCTGTCGAGCAGGAAGTGGAGCCGCAGATCATTACGGCTCCTCAGAGCGTGGCCGATCCCAACTTCGTCGGCTCGTGGAATGGCTGCAAGCTGACCATCGAGGCGAAGAGAAGCCGAGACTTCTTGGTGCAGATCTTCACCCACACGGGGAGCATCTGGAACCAGACTGCTGTTCACAAGGAGACGATCCATGTCTCTCCTGGGACGAATGAGTTCGACTTCTGTTGGGCGAAGACTGAGTTCCCGGGCTGTCGCATGCAGATCGACATTGGGAACCTTCTCACCTATCACTGGCTGGATGGTGGGCCGTGCCCGGAACCGACTCCGTCGCCTTCACCTTCTCCGAGTCCAAGCCCAAGTCCGAGCCCTTCTCCCTCACCTAGCCCTTCTCCAAGCCCGTCGCCGAGCCCGAGTCCTTCTCCGACTCCGTGCCCTACGCCGGAACCAAAGCTCTGCCATGTCTCCAATAAAGGCGGCAAGGATGGGCAGGTGAACCTCGTAATCACGTCGCATGGTCACACACAGCATCTCAATGCGAACAAGTTCTGCCCACCGGATCTGTTGGGTGACTGCTCGTGCGAGGCTGCGATTCAGGCCGCGAAGGATTGTGGTATTGAAGCGGACGGGGGGTTCTTCTGCAAGAACCAAACGGACTTCAGCGCTTCTACTGGAGGCTGTGAATGACTCGAAGCCTTGTCGTTATCCTCAGCGTGCTGCTTCTACCGGCCTGCGGGGGCAACCCTGGCCCGGGGCCGATTCCGCCCGAACCGACGCCCGAACCAACGCCCCCATACACAGCGGCGTGTCAGGAACTCCTCGACCAGGGGCTTCCGTGGTGCCACGACGTCTCGCCACCGTTGACGTGTGGAGAGTGTGTCCACAATCCCTCAGGGGATCCACGTCACTGCGAGAAGGCTCCTGACTGCAACGAGCCTCCACCACCTGAGCTGCCTGAGCCGCAGTGCTCGACCTTCATGGACAGGGGAGGGACGATCCAGCTCACGTCTGGAGAGTGTGACTGCTACCGAGAGACAGTCTGGATTCCATGTCCTGATCCTCCTCAACCCACCGAGTGTGGGTTCCCTCAGGGGATCCCAGAAGACGACTTCACTTACGACCCAAATGGACAGGGGACACTGGGCTCAGTGATCAACGCGACGATGTCCGACATGACTGGCTGCTCTGTGGGGAGTGACTGTCCGATCACCTTCGCGCCCGACGTGTGGATGCACCTCGTCTGCGACAAGCTGTGCAACGAGCGCAGCCTCAACTGTGGACGGCACATCGACCAGACCCCAGGAGGGACCGATCAGATCAGCGTGATCGTCGGGAGCTTCTGTGATGGTCGGCCTCATCAGCAGTACCAGATCTTCAACTACGGAGGGGGCAAGGTTCGGTGGGCTCCAGGTGGGAGTCAGGGCACGTACACAGTGAGCTGCACAGACCAACCTCCTCCGAGTCCGCAGAACTGTACTGACCCGGATCCTCGGGGGTTGTCGGCGAGGTTCGACTGCCATCGTGTTGGGAACGGCAACAAGATCGACTGCACGTACAAAGTCACCGTGCGAGAATACTGCGAGCAGGTGTGCAGCCCCATCGAACCTGACGTCTGCTTCACCGGAAGAAACAAATGTCCAATGCGAATGGAGGGCGACCCCGAGAGACACGTCTGCTACGAAGCGGTAGTCGCTCCGCAGAAGTGGTGGTGCAACGGTCAGGAGATCGAGTCCACCGAGAATCCAGCGCAGGCGGTCTGTTCAGGCCCAGCCCGGACTTGTACCGGAGATGGGGCGACCTGTCAGGAGATCCCGCCCCGATGATTTGCCTACGCTGTGGTCATCCACATACCGCTGAAGAGTGGGACGAGTTGTGGTGGGACCACAAGCTGGCATTTGCTCGGAAGCACGGGTTCAATGAAAGGAAGGCGTTCGACGCAGCACACCATGAGATGGAGAAGCATGGACCGCGTCCAAAGGAGCCGAAACCTCCTCTCTGGATGAGACTGGGAGCGAGGACACTGGGAGGAGAAGAGATGGTCAATACGCTGAAGAAGATCTGGGGCTGGTTCAACGGGAAGAAGACTCTGATCTCGTCGATCCTCGTCGGAGTGCCGGTCATCTGGGAGACGGTTCAGGTGATCCTCCGGACCGGGGGTGTCGAGGAAGCAACTCTCGTTGGGATCACTGGTTCCATCGGCCTCATCGTTGGGTGGGGCCACAAGCTCGTGAAGACGTTCGGGTAAGAGATGCCGAGGAAGTCCATCCAGAAAGGCGGGGAGTATTTCGAGTACCGGAATGGGCTCGGGGGGTTCTCGTGGGAGGGTATGGCCACCAAGGTCGACCCCGGCGGGAACCCTCCAAATCGCCCCCGCTACTTGGGTAATACCCGCATCCAGGGTGGGGTAATCGTAGGGAATCCACCCTTCAAGGACACTGGAACGATCGTCCCAGAGACGTTGGTGCTGGATCCGAACACCCAGAACCTGAACAACCGACCTCCCTTCGATGACACTGGATCAGAGAAGTGGCTGAAGCACTGGGTTGGAGAGCACAACTCGGTGGGTGGGACTCGGCTGTGGTGGGGAGGGGAGCCGCCTCTCACCTACGTCGACCCTGACTGGATCGTCACCAACGGTGGAGCGTTCATCGGCTTCATCGACACAGACGCAGACCCTCCCTTCAACGAGGTTGCCTACTATCCAGCAGGAGACTCGTGGACTCCGTCGATCGAGAAGTTCGACCGCGAGATCTACATGGGTGACTTCGGTAAGCTCAGGAAGCTGCAGCTAATCCGCCCGCCTGCAGGTGTTGATCCCTCTGACATCCTGAGCGCGCCTGCTGATGAGACGATCGCTACCTTCCCGGGGTATCGGGTAGCGGCTCTGCAGGAGTTCAACGGCAAGCTCTACTTCCTGCTGACAGATCCGTTCACAGCAGCCGTTGGGGAGATCTGGTCATGGGACGGGTTTCAGGTGGTGCAGGAGTTCGTCACTGCGACGACGGCTGCTGCGGGGGCTGCGGCGGCTGTCTACAAGAACCAGTTGGTGTTCACTCTCGCTGGTTACGGGAGCATCATCTATCTCGATCCATCGGCGGGTTGGACGACTGCCACGCTTGGTGGGTTCGACTCCAGTCCCTTCCTGAACTCGATGGCCCAGTACAGGGACAAGCTCTACATCATGGACGGGGTGGACAAGATCCACTCTTGGGACGGAACGACACTGGCTCTGGAGTACACCATCACTGCGACCTTTGGTGAGATGGGCAGGGGTAGCATCAACGCGATTCCCGCGCTCGCCTTCTGCTGCGCGGTGTTGGCTGATCGCTTCTACTTCGCCTGGACGGACGTAGCGGTGACCCCAAACCTGATCACCATCGGATGCCTCGATGCGAAGACAGCTGCAGCTTCTCAGTGGATCCCCAACTACCAGCGGACCTTCTCTATCACGGATCTTGGAGGCTACCCTTCGATCGGGGGCAACGGGACTTGTACAGCGCTTGCTCCATATAGAGGAAGACTGTGGGGAGCCTTCGGAGACTTCCCGGTAGGGAACTCCCAGGTCATGACTCACTCGATCCAGTTCGCTCCGTTCGATGGATGGTTCCGCTGTGACGGTGCCAACGGTCCAGGGATCAGCTTCGGATCGGGGAGTCCGTTCCCAGGCAAGGTGCCGATCAACTTCTTCAGGAGCCTCTGATGTACGCATGCGGAGTCTACCGAAAGGGTGTCGCGGCCAACTACATGGGCGGTGTCTACCTATGGGCTGGGAACCAAAACGGAGGGTGGGGAGCTGATGGCCAAGGTGCGATCTCGGACGCCGAGTACTACGGACAGAAGAGAGGGCGCTGGTTCTGTTCTCTCCCGTTCGGAGTTGTGGCTGTTGATGCTCCCGTTGCTCAAGCCAGTTACGCAGGTCGGCTCTACCTCGGGGGCGGCTACTCGCACAACCTCGTCCTCGATGAACACCACCGGCTTTGGAAGCAAGGCATCCGGCCCCCAGAAGAGATCCCAGAGTTCTCCTCCGGTGGAGGATCAGGAACCCTCACCGCGTACTTTTCGTGGTACGACGAGGCCACTGGCGAAAGGAGTCCACTAAGTCTCGGGGAGACGAACTCGATCGCGTTGGGCTCTGCTCGGACGTGGATCAACCTTCCTGAGCGCCCACCGGATGACGTCTATCTGAGCGACGACCTCGTCACCCTCGATGGGACTACTGAGGGCGGGCTCGATCAGGGAGTCTGGTGGATCGACGCAGCTGAGACAGAAGGTGGTCGGATCGGGATGATGCGGCCAGGAGACGAGATCGACCTGTTGGAGGGAGCGACTCAGCGCTTCTCGCAGGCGTTCTTCATGAACCCTCTGAGCTTCGACACGTTCAACGACTGGACTGGAATCGGGGTCACCCCAACTGCGGTGGACATCCTGCCGGTGTCGAGGGCTACACACCTTGAGCTTTGGCTACAGCCTGCTGCAGATTTCCCACGGCTCGCGCTCAGGGTTGCTCGGGGGACCACAACGGTCACGGAGTCGACGGCGCTTGGAGATCTGGGCGAGGCGTTCATCGACTCCTTCCAGCGGCTTCCTCGTGCAGCGGTCAACGCGATCTACCACGATCGTCAGGTTGTCGCAGGGGATCCGGAGAACCCGGACACCGTCTACCTCTCGCAGCTGTTCTTCCCGGAGCGGTGGGACGGACTGAGCTTCCGAACGAAGAGCGGGGAGCCCATCACGGGGATCCTTGCCACACGGGACTACTGTCTGGTGTTCACCCGGAACGCGACCTACATGCTGCAGGGGTACACCGACTCCGACTACACCTTCCAGCTCATCGACCAGAGTCTTGGGGCGGTCGGCCACAACTGCAATGTGGTGATCCACGGGAACCCGTTCGTCTGGACTGAGAAGGGACCGTACATGTACAACGGCATGTACCACCCCCTCTCTCCTGAGAATCGGTGGAAGCCTCCCTCGACCGGAGCGGTCTCTCTTGCTCAGCCCATCGGGCCTGCTGAAAGGATGGAGGCAACGGACGATCCGTACTTCAACACCTACATCGTCTCCAATGCGTGGGATGCAGCTCGGTCAGTCGGTCAGCCCTACAGAGAAGACGACACCTTTGTTGACGAGAGCAGATTCTTTCATGCAGTGTTGGACTACACGTTGGTGCAACCCGAGACTGGTGGAGCGCTACGTCCAGCACGCTTGAGCTTCGACCGGAAGATGGCTCTTGGATCAGTCGAGTTCGAACAGCTGAAGTACCTCAGGACTCGGTGGGGAGAAGGCAACCTCTACCACGTTGGGTACAACCCATCACCGAACATCGGCGTCTACACCGATCCCTATGGGGAGACCTCACCGACAACGGTCAGCTTTGTCATCATTGCGATGAGGAACTACTCACCGCTTCATGCCAATGCTTGGCCGACGAACATGATCATCACCCCGCAGTCTCGGATCATCCTGCCCTTCTACTACTTCGACGAGCCGGGAGGCTACAGCTTCGACGCGAAGAAGTTCACCAAGGTGTGGGTCCACGGCTCGTTCCCTCAGACCACGAACAACTGGAGGGTGCGGGTCTTTGCTGGGCCTGACTCCCGCTTCTGGAACCAGTTGAAGGACGGCAACCAGTGGCAGGACGGGAACGGAGATGACTGGCGGTACGAGTCTCCCAGGCTGGAGATCAGTCCCGGAGAGAACAACTTCGGGGGCTACGCAGTCGACAACGAGGATCACGTCCTTGGGGACATCCTTGAGCCGACCCTCCCGACCAGCCTCCAGGGCAGGGGGCTGTGGCTCGACATCGAGGGCGGCGACGATTGGATGTGGTTTGAGGGCTTTGGGGGCCGATGGATCCACGGAGCCATCTCTCAGCCCTTCGTCGTGAGCACGCCGGAATAATATAGAATGTGCTGGGAGTAAGCCATGGCAGGTGGACTGGGCGGGACAGGCGAAGAGAGCAGGGGCACTGGGGGCTCTGGAATTGGAGGTCGCAGTAAGCGAGCCAAGACCCGCGCTGGGGGTGGCCTCCGGGTAGAGACCGTCGATGGTGAGACTCGGGCCTACGCCCGCCAGCCCGGTGCAGCAGGCTCTCCCTACGGTGGGACCCCTCATGGCTCTCCTGGCGTCGTTCATCCTGGGGCCAGGACGATCGGAGACGATGGGGA